AGCCGTTACTTCAGTAACAAGCTATTCTGCATTTGACACTATCCAAAACCCTCTTCTACTAAATGTTGCAGGATTCACTGATGCCACAACAATAAACGCAGCTATTGCATATGCTGTAAGCCGCGGTGATATCTTTGTAATTGTTGATGGTAAAACATCAAATGGTGTAGATGATACCGTCGCTAATCAGCTTTCACTTGCAGCTACTTATACACCAACTTCTTACGCAGCTGTCTATTACCCACGCGTAACTATTAGTGACCCTACTCGTGGGACAGGATCTGCAACAGGAGCTACAAAGCTCATAGGTCAAGGTGGAGCTGTAGCTGGTTTGTTTGTGTCGACAGACAATTCACGCGGTGTATTTAAAGCGCCTGCTGGATTACAGTCACGCATCCAAGGAGCAGTATCTGTAGCTCCGCTAACTAATGCAAACCTCGATAGCTTGAACTCAGCATCTGCTCCAGTCAACGCTATTAAGTTTGTACCTGGTTCAGGTATTGTAGTTATGGGCGCTCGCACATTAGACCCATCATATGTGTCACGCTATGTACCTGTTCGACGCACACTCATCTATCTTGAGAAGGCTCTTTCTGACCTTACTCAATTTGCAATCTTTGAGCCAAACGACCCAGCCCTATGGCGACGTCTACGCTCAACTGTTTCCAGCTTCCTTACGAACTTCTGGTCTCAGGGTGGTCTTCGCGGTGTAACACCTCAACAAGCTTTCTTTGTTAAGGTCGACGACACCAATAACCCACAAGCAACAATTGATAATGGAGAAGTCCATATTGAAATTGGTGTGGCGCTTCAACGTCCTGCCGAGTTCGTAGTAATTAAAATTGGTCAGTTTGACGGTGGAACCACCGTTACTGTGGCGTAAAGGAGATAATAAACAATGGCAAATCCAACAGCAGATAGCGTAATTCAACGCTTCTCTACTCTGGCTACGGACCCGTTACGCTCGTTTCGGTTCATCGTAGAATTTACAGACCCTGCTCAAAATGGGGAAACTGTATTTAGTAATAAAATTGTTAGCACAGGCGATGCTCGAACATCTTCAAGCGCAATGTCTACCGGATTTATCGGAGGCTTTGTGTCTGTTGGTGGGTTGAATATCACAACCCAAGCTATTCAATACCGTGAAGGTGGTTACAACACCACAGTTCACCAGATCCCTGGAATGACAACATTCACACCTATAACGCTACAACGTGGTGTTCTATACGGTAATGATCAAGCTATCACATGGATGCGCGGACTTTTTGCCGCTGTATCGGGTGATGGAATTACATCAGGGGCTGTATCTAACAAGGGGTACCGAGTTAATGCGAAGATTTGGGTTATGGATCACCCAAACACTGCGGCCGGTAACACTCCTCGTATGGGTTTTGATGTTAAAAACGCTTGGATTACTCAGCTTAGTTACACAGACCTAAATGCTAACGATGGCGCTATTTTGTTTGAATCAATTAACTTGGTTCATGAGGGCTTATCAGTGTTCTTCACTGATGACCAATACGGCGCTGTCGGACGTACAACACTTAACTAATACAAATAAAGGAGCATAATACGTGACTAAAATAATTACAGACGCAGAACTTGTACAGCAGTATGCACAAAAAGCTATGGAAGAGCCTGAACAACAGATTGTTACAAAAGCTCCTTCAGACACTATGGTAAAGCTTCCTGGTGGTTACATTCTCTCAACGGGAGAGGTAGTAAAGACAGCGGAAGTTCGTGAGCTCAATGGGGCTGACGAAGAAGCTATTGCTAAAGTTGGCTCAACAGCTAAAGCTTTGAACATACTTCTACAACGTGGTCTCGTCAAACTTGGTGATAAAGAAGTAACTAAAGACGACTTAGATGTTCTACTCTCTGGAGACAGGGACGCCATCTTATTGGGCATTAGAAAAGTAACTTTTGGGCCATTTATCCCTTTAGTTATTCGATGCCCTCACTGCTAAACTGACCAAGAAACCCAAGTTGATTTAGATGATGACGTCCCTGTCAAAGAGTTGTCAGACCCTATTGCTGACAGATTTTGGGAAGTAAATACAAAGCAAGGCACTGTTCGTTTAGGTTTACCAAACGGCATTACACAAAAAAAGCTTATGGATAATATTGATAAGACAAGCTCTGAAATCAATACAATGATTTTGGGAGGCTGCATTATCTCTGTTAATGGAAGCCCATCTATTGGAGCTCCTACGGCACTTGCTTTAGGTATGTCTGAACGTAGTGAACTACTTACTTCTATTACTGACCGTAACCCTGGCCCACGCCTTGGGGAGGTGAAGAAGGTCTGTAAGGCATGTGGTGAAGATATCCCTCTACCACTTAGTCTTCTAGATTTGTTTCGCATATAACACAGGAGCTTATGAACGGCTTCTTGATGAATATGAGTTTTTAACAAGAACATTTATTGGATGGACTTTAGCGGATATAAAAGCTTTATCTGCTAGAGAACGTACAAACTGGACTGAACGAGCGCAGCGAAAAGTAAGGAGGTAGCCAATGTCTAGAGAATCCATGAATATGGGATCGTCTAATAACAACATTATTAGTCAGATTAAGGCGACCATGCAAGAACTCCGGCAGGGGTTCTCGGGCATGCGCCAAGAGATGTCTGGCTTCTTCTCTGTAACTAATGCGCTTGGTTCAGTAGCAAGTGTTAATAAAGGCGGTATGGCACGCCCTTCACAAATAGCACCTAACCCAGTATTTAATAGCGCTCCCGCACTTATTGGGATGACTGAATCAGGAAACATTGTAGCTGCTGGACCTTCTGCATCTATGACAGCGGGCAGTGGGTTCTCTCAACAGGCTTTCCCTGGCATGGAAAACTTAGGTAAATACGTAGCTAAAAATCCTGGAAGCGGTACGGTCTACACACCAGCTTCTATGGCAGGTGGCGGAGGTATTAAAAGCTCCGTAACTGGAACGGCTCCGTATGACCCTGCGACTGGTAAAGCTATAGATACGAGCCTTAACATTAGCAGCCTACTTAATGTTGCTGCTAAAGGCCTTGCTGGTTACGGCATAGTTTCATCACTTTTGCCTGGAGCAGACGAGGTAGTTCAAACTGATTTATTAATGAAACGACTTGGTTTTTTTACAAATGGTAAATATCAAGATGAATTACTAGGAAATAGTGTTGTAGGGGCGGCACAGTCACTTGCTTCCCGAGGCACTGTAACATCTTCTTTAGACTCTTTAAACGCTTTAGCTGCTGGTCAAAGTATGGGTCTTATGGGTGGTGGCGGCGCATTTTTAAAGGGTGTTGCAAATGTTTCAAATTTAACTCCAGGTATGGGCATAGAAGGCGCTATGCGTGCAACTGGGGCAATGCAACAAGCCTCTAGTGTAAATATGCTTCGTGGTATTGGTATTCAAATACGTAATGCTGATGGCACTCTTGCTGCCCCAGATAAAGTAATTGATGATGTGTGGGATAAAATTTGTAGAGATTTTAGTCAAGCTTACGGTGCTAATAAAAAACCAAATTTACAACAAGTACAAATTGCACTTCAACCAGGTAATTCTCTTGACTCTATGTTGGAACAATATTTTGGCGGAGACCCTATGTTAAAAAACATGGTTATGAACGGCCTTCTTTATAGAGCTCAACAACAAGGTGTGGCTGGGTCGGCTCAAGAAACTGGTGCTTTAGCCACTACATCTGGAATTAATAAACTTGTAACTTCTACAACATCTATTAACGCCTTATCTGAAAAATATGCGGCCACAACAAACCTTTTAACTCTTGGAGCTGCTACTGCGGCTGGGGACGCTGGATTTGCTGGAGCAACTAATTTTATTACAGGTGTTATAGAAAAAGCTACTGGAATGGTTAATACATTACTTCCAAAGTTTGTATATATGGACACAATATTATCATCCGCTGGTGGTGGGGCCGCAACAGATGCAATTTCATTTTTATCTACAATGTTTGGGGCTAGGGCTGATGGCGGACCTGTACAAGGTGGGGCTGCTTATATTGTTGGTGAACGTGGTCCTGAACTCTTTATGCCTGGTGTGTCTGGGACAATTATACCTAATGACCAGATTCAACCAAATCAAAATAAAAACAGCGGAACCATTAACGGCAGCTCTAACAACACGTATAATTTTAATATAAACATACCTAACGCTAATACACCGGAAGTAATTGCCGCGCTTCGTAAGCTTATGTCAGACCTTGAAACTAACAAGATTGTGAGTGAATCGTAATGGCATCATTAGCTGACGATAGCGGATTAGCCTCAGCCACATCCGCAACTAGCACGGCTAGTTCAACTACGCTGTCTATGCAACGTCTTCAAGCACTGTCGGCAACCATTAAAACTGACGCTGTAACTGGCATATCTGTAAACCCAAATACGTATTACACACAAGATATTATTACAAATTTTAATACTGTAACCCCATCAACTAGTACCCCTGCAACTAATCAAGTTGGAATAACACAACCTATAGGGTATAAATTTAATTTACCTCCTCATGATTGGAGCCTACCTGTACGACCAACCGATGTAGACCCTGACATAGTTGGGTATAGCAACACGGCTTCTTTCCACGGTCTACGCAGAGGGCGCTTATGGTACTGGGCGGGCACCAACAATACTGGCGCCGTACCTTTAACTACACAAGCTGGGCCATCAACGCCATTAAACTTAATTGACACAGCTTATGGTTTTCAATTTTTATGGAACCCTACAACTATTACAACAAGTGTTGCTAGAAATATGAACATTACTCCATCTAGCGCAGACGCTCTTCGAGTTGTATCTGGAGTGTTTCCTGGACAAGAAACTGTTAGTTTAAACATTGTAATAGATAGAACTAATGACTTTGCGTGTATTAAAGCGGAAGCTCAAAGCGCTTCGTTAGATGTAAAGACTGGGGCAACACAAGGATCGTCTCCTATTTCAAACAATTTAACTGCGTTTAGCCGACACTACAACTCTTTATATCCTGGGGCATCTGTTGATCAAAACATGGGAGATCAGATAGGCAAATTAATGTCTCAGGGAACAATGGCTGATCTTGAATATTTATTTAAAGCTATCAATGGAAGTGGTAATGGAAACCTAGAGTGGACCACGCTTCTTGGTAAGAAAACCGCTAACGTTGGTTACCTAGCGCCTACTCTTCTTGGAATTCAACTTGGACCTACTATTGACAGCTTATCTTATGTAGGATGGGCTTCTAATATAAGTATTGACCACACAGCTTTTACAGAAACTATGGTTCCCATTAGAACAGAAGTATCTATTTCAATTCAATGTTTCTCTGGTTCTGGATTGACTTCGGGGGTTTAATAATGTCTATATATAAAGGCTCTAGATATGAGTACTCAACTATTGACTACTTTACAACAATGATGAACGGGTCTGAAAAGCCTACTGTGTTTTACACGTTCTCTAATCTTGGTTTAACTAACTATTGGGAACACGTATACGTTAAAGGTGAGCGTTTAGACCAAATTGCATTTAAATACTATAACCGCCCTGAGTATTGGTGGATTATCCCTGAGTACAATCCAGAAATAACAGACCTTAATAATATTGACGCAGGAACGGTGTTAAGAATACCAAATGTTTAATTACATATCTGTTGACTTTCCTGAAACTACTATACAACCTACTGTTGTATATCGCGCTGACGTTTTTCAAAAAGTGTATGCGCATGAGCTAGTTTCTTTGTACTTTAAAGACTGGGG